GTGTCGCATGTATACCCCAACAACGTGCAAATTGATTCTCTTGAGGATCTAGGTCACGTCACATTCACCAAGCTTAAGCTTGCCGCCTGAGGGGGGTTACCCCTTGCATGATAGTTGTTTAAACATAGGAGAGAAAACCATGAGCAACATTAAATTAACAGTGGACACACTGGATAACTTCACCAACTCTGCCGTGATCAACATCGGCAAAAACAACGGCTACGTTGAGGCATTCATTGACTCGACCATGGAAAACGCAACAGTGCAACTGTTGGTCTACAACAAGGCGGGTGACGTGGTGCATGAGTACTCAGTGCCCCTTAAAACCCTCCGCGCTAAGGACAGTGGCGGGTATACAACCCCCACATTCCAACCCACTCAAGAGTAAGCGTTTAAACACAGGAGAGAAACCATGGAAGGCTTAGACAATCATTATTCTGCGCTTTGGGTTGCCAATGAGCGCAAGCAGAATGCGCGACCGCGCCTCAAGACTTTTACCGTGTCAGTGGCCGTTGAAGGCTACGTGGACATTTCCCTTGATGCCGCCAGTAAGGAAGAGGCCGAAGCCTTAGCCCTCGACAGAGTCGAGATACAGGGAATGCTTGTAACTGAATTAACCATAACTGACGTGGAGCAATGGAAATGAAAACCTACAAAGTGATTGCATCATTGACAACGTACTTTTTTGAGTACGTAGAGGCCAATAGCGAAGACGAAGCCTATGCCCTTGCTAAGGACATGGACGGAGGCGCGTTCATCCCTGTGGATCAGGGCATCGGTGGTGACTGGTCTATTGACTCAGTGCGCGAGGTGACCAATGACTGACCGCGAAAGGGTGGTCTACCTTACGACCGCACTCAAAAACCTAGTCGAGTCAGCAGATCGATACGTCACTGACGGCTCATGGATCGAGCACGTACACCTTGACGTGCAGTTTGGCAAAGATGTACTGCGCGTAATACGTTTAAACAAATCAGGAGAGCAAAAATGAGCAACGAAGACATTAAAACCAATTGGGCGAAAGCCAATGCGGCATTCTATGAATGGGAGAGGGACTATGGCGATGAGTCCGACCTATCAGATGACGATCGCATGATATGGGTTGAAGGCTATCTGCAAGCTTTGAGGGACGCAAAATGAACTTCACACCTTGGCAAAAGTTGGAGCGTGTCGTGCTCCTGATCGGCATCATTGTTTTGATGCTCGACCTGTTCTATTGGAGGCCATGATATGTTTAAACACATAACACCGCACCCGTGGCACTCATCAAACATTACTGTTTGGGGTTATCAAGATCAATGGGGTTACCCGCGTGTTGCCAATTGCAAAAGCCTGAGCACACCCATGATGACTCAGCGGGCTAATGCCCGCCTGATAGCGATCGCCCCGCAGATGTACGAGATCATTCAGAAGATGCACGGCAACGCTGAGGCCATGGCCTTGGTGGCCTACATGGAGAAAAGCCATGAGGATTAGAAACCCAAAAGACCAAGACTTTGAAAGGATCTACAAGGCCTATGCGGGTTTGATCGAGTGGATCGGGGGCAATGACGTTGATGGTCAGGAAACCCTCGGCCTACTGATCAAGGCCGCAGTCGCCTTGGCCGTGACAAATCATCTACCTAGGGATGACGTGCTAGAAGTGGTGGCCGTGACCTATGAGATGGAACTTGCGATGCGTCCCAAATCTAACGAAGTGCATTGATGTTCAAGGTCAAGGCCATCACCCATCACGCACCCGATTTTCTCAAAGCCGCTTACAAACACGGAAACATCATCGACCTTATGAATCATGAACGCTTCATTGACATTGGCGAGGCCTACATTACGTATGCCGCGCCTAAGGGTTTCCGAGTTTATAAGATGGGAAAAGACCGAGTGCCCCGCTACTGTGGACATTACGATTCGATTATGCGTGCAGCTTTTTATGCGCGTTTAAACAGATGACGCTGTTGCTGCCGGCCGCTGCTGGCTGCTGTTGACGTTTAAACAGGGGGCATTTAGCCCCCTTTTTATTTACAGAATTAAATCATCAATCAAGGTGATGAACATCGGGGTTTGTTCCCCAACGTATGCCCCCAAGATATTGAATTCATAGTATTCAGTGGCCGTCTCTCGATCCATACCATCCCGCTCACAAAGTATGTCAATGATCTTGGACGTGTCATAGACAACCATTGTGCTCATGCCGATTCGATCGGCCAAGCCAACGATCGCTTGATCGAACTCAGGCTCACTCAAAAAAAGCAAGCCCTCGAACATCGACCCCAGATATTCCCGTAACTCGTTTAAACGCTCACTGCTGGCCAGCTCACCTGCAAGCTCACCAGATGAGCTACCCTTGTTTAAACGATTAGAAGGCATCTAAGTTCTCCGAGTAAGTTCCTGCCGTTTTGTTGTAAAGCATTGTTGTTTCCCCTTGTGTACCGACCCAACGATAGCGGCACTTCCACACTGCGATTTCCACGTGGTGCTCTTTTCTGTGGACAGTCAGCCCGCAGTCCGTCTTTGCCCACCACGCCATTGATCCCGCGATCGACATACCATCGGGGCGAGGTTGCTCCATTCCGTGTCGGGTCACCTTAGATGGGTGAGCAACGAACCAAGTATGAACGTCGTGTGCCTTGCAGAACTTCTGAACCCTCGTCAGCATATCGCTGATGGCCGCAGTCTCTGTGCCATCACCCCTTGGTAACTCTATATAGTTATACGGGTCAATGACTAACCCACGAACTCCCATGCGTTTGACTGCCGCACGTGCCCGATCCAAGATTGAGTCCAAAGTACTTGGCTCTTCGCCATTGGTATCAATGAATAAGAAATGATCCTTAACGAATTTAAACGCGATGTCCCTTTCCTGCTCCGTCATTCTGTCTTTACCCTCAAAGAATCTGCGCTTAGTGTAAATCTCCATCAACCTACTGATATGGATCTCAGGCTGATTCTCAAATGAACAGACCGCGAACTTCCAATCATGGGCACGTGCCAGATTCACCATAATTTGATCTACAAAATTAGACTTCCCCGATGATGGGTAACCAGTCACAACTGTGAGCTGTGCTGGTGCTACTGTGTAAACGCTATCAACGGACGAGTAACCTGTTGAGAATCCCTTGCCCGTGCCCTTCGTATATAGATCGTTTAAACGATCAAAGTATGTGCCTGCATCACTGATTCCTGAAATTGGATACGCAGCGGCGGAGTCTATGACTTTAAACACCTCACCAGTCCGTGCTGGGTCGTCAAGGTGTACCTCGTTTAAATCTTTCTTTGAGAACTTGGCCAGCCTGCATTTCTCTTTGCCGATCCTTCGGGCTAGTTCTTCTGCGAGTGCTTGACCCGCATTGTCCTGATCGGTGGCTAATACTACGTAGGGTGCGGCCTCAATGATCTCTCTTGCATTCCATACATAGGCAAACTTCTTATCCTCGGACGGCAGTACCTTACCATCTGCGACCTTGATTGGAGCACCGCTAGGCACACTTACGACGTTCTCAATGCCTAGTTCGAGCAGGGTCAAGCAGTCTATCTCTCCCTCGACAATGATCAGAGGCTCACCTTTCTTGACATTGTCAATGCCAAAGAAATCATGAGCACCTCCGGCATCTTGGGTAAAGTCTTTGTCAGGGAATGATCGGTACTTGGCCGCAATCAATGCACCGTTGCGGTAATAAGGAAAGCCTATGGCATCTGCGTTCTTGCCTAGCTTACTGAAATACTTCTCAGCCGCAAACAATTTCATGAGGTCTGCGGTCTGTTGTGAAATGCCTCGCTGCTCCAGCCAGTCGTAGTGTAAACGCTCAAGCTTATGCGAAACGATAATGGGGTTGGGTACTGCTAACAATGTTCTCTCCTGTTGTGGTTGTACTGAGCCGCTTGTCTGACAATGATGGCAATGAAACACGACCGCCCCGTCTTCTTTGCGGGTTAGGGTCATATCTTTTGAATTAGCCTTCTTTCGTTCTGTCGAGCAGTAAGGGCAAGCTACCCTCGTTGACTCGTGGAAGTGGAATTGCTCCACAAAGGCTGTGTTCATTTCATGCTGCCGTCTGGTTTACGTTTAAACGAACGGTTGACCGCAGCGGGCTTGGCTTTGAGATTCGACATGATAGTTGTGCCCCCTTTGCTTAAGGGTTTTTTGTGGTCAACGTCTTTGCCGTCGCCTTTTTTGACTACGCCTTCACGCTCCATCATGCGCCTTGCTTTGTTTCTCTGCGCTCGATCCTTCTTGGAGGCTTCAGTGCCTTGGTAGTTGTCGTATTCTTGTCGGTAGTTGCGTGGCATGTTAGTCCTTAAAAAAGATCTGACTTCATAAGTTCATGGTAATCAAAGTGCTCACCGAGCGACTCAATGATGTTGATGGTTTCGGCAGACTCACCCATAAACTCGTCGTTGTATATAGCTACACGCATAGGAACACGTACGTTATTACGTACGAACTCACGACCTTTAGGTAACATCTTCCAAAATCCCGCATGAGGTGAGCCGTCTTGTCTGCGCTCACCCTTAGACTCAATTAAACCCCAAAATCTGAGTTTATAAAAGTCTGTGGCGCGTGTATATCGAGCCAAATAATTTTCGACGTGTAAATATTCTTCTGCGTCCGGTCTGCTGAAATATTTATCCACCAAAATTAGTGATCTTGCCATTGCGGAATTAAGTTTTCTGTTGTAGATCTTTGCGTATTGACCACAACATGGGCAGTGTGTGCCCTTCTCACGATCCTGTTCAAGCTTGGCCTTTGCGACACTTAGCCACATGTCCTCAGGAAAATCTATATCCATTTGCATTTCTCTCTCCTCGTTTAAATTAAAGTTCTAATTCAATTTGCTCAGGTGCTGTGTAGTTCTCGATGGGTACTCCTTGGTTCAGTTGGTTAATAATATCTTCTTGCGTTGCAACTCGTATTGTCATAATCCCTAATGACACATGCGCTATCGCTTGTCTGCGGTTAGATGCCCTGACCAGTCTGACCTGATCACCTACGCCTACCGTGTAAACACGTTGTTTCATTTGGGTTTTCTTTCGCCAAGAACTTTATTGCTCCACTCAACTTTGTAGATGCCACCATCCAAGCCAAAGTCAATTCGTATGTTGCACTCAACAAGATATGGATGCAGGCTTACACCCAACCCATCCATGTTTTGATTCACTCTGTAGTACTTGCTGACCATTGTCTTGCCTTGGTCTGCTTCGGGCGTAAACTGTCGGTACAGTGGTTCAGGTGTTTTGGATTTGCTCAAGTATTCTTCTCCTTAAGCTTAGCTTGAATGGCTTCGGCATACACTTTGAATGTCGGAGGCATCTCATATTGGCTCATTAGCAAATTGACCGCAGTGGCAACATCAACGGACTTTAAACATTCAAGCATCTCATTGTCTGTCAGCCCCACCCATGTGCGCTGTGCTACTAACTTGGCAAAAGCTTCCAATTCTTCAGTATGGATTACCCAAAAGCCATTTTGCTCAGGGTCTACTTTGTCTTTATCGCACGATGCTCTCAGCATCGCAATGATTTCATCTTGTGTCATGAGTTGCCCCTTGCTCGGATGGCGGCTTGATACTCGTCAAGCCCTTTGTTCATTGCATCAACCATTTCTTGTCGTCCTTTGCCATCAAAGCCGTGGAGCATGTTTCTTAAATCCGCACACGCATCACGCTCTTCAGCAACAACCCTTTCAACAAGGGTCATCAGGTGCTGAGTACTGCAGTGCCATGACTTGTACTCACGGTTTTGGTCTATTGCCTCATGCAACATAAAGGCTACTTGCTCTGCGTTGTATTTCATGCTCTCTCCTTTACGCCCCTTGGCGGGGCTTTTGTTAATTTTCACCCATAGACCCCCCTACCCCAAGGAGTAAGGAGGGATGGTTTCACCGCCCGTTAGGGCTTCTGCATGTTAATTTCTTAACCCCTGTGCTTGCAGATACGACCAGCACCGTGGATTGTTCGGGAACTGCCCCCTAGCTTGCGCATACCACGTAACCCTTTGCTTCCACGCAGGCAGATGTCTACCCCTTAGTAACGTCTGGAGTACGGTTGTCGTAGGAGGGGTGAGACTAGGACTGCTTCACATAAAGCAGTGTGTTTCAAAACGAAAGGAGCAGATGCAATGGCGCTAACCCATTGCACAGTCCTAGTCTCAAAATGACAAAAGCCGTTACAACTGCCCTCGGTAGGAACCCAAAGGTAAAGACCAAGGGCGAGAGCATGTGTAACGGCTTTAAATCATTGCTTCCTACGGCAACGTTTTAATTATAAGCACAACTAGTCTGGTTGTGTCAAGCGGTATCAAAAAATATTTTCACCTTAGCCGGTTAGCGTGACACAAGTACTTATTGCCGCTTTTGCTGTTAGCGTTTAAACATCAAAAAGATGGCCCCGGCGTGTAGTTTTATGCGTTTAAACACAAGATGTCTCACCGGGAATCGCCGAAAACGGAGGAAAAGGAGAATTTCGGAGCTGACGAAACTCCCGTATAATCAACCCATTGTTTCACTCTCTCCTCAGCAGTTGCCTATGTTGAGTTAACCCCTCCGAGTTCGCTTGGTGGGGTTTTTTTTGGGCGCTACCTCAGGGATCTTTTCAATGATGATCTCAGCCCTTGGGTTCTCAGGGTCTAGCCCCCAGTAGCAATGCCTCTCCTTAACCTGACGATCGTTCTCATAGATCAACCCTTGCATCAGGTCAAGGATCAGGCTCTCATCCAAGTCGGGTCGCCTTGACGCATAAAAAATGTGCAGAGTAACCCGCAGATCCCCCGTCATTAGTGTAGGTAGTTTCCCGCACTGTTGTCTAAAAGCATCACTGTAACTTAATGCTTTAGCAGACTTAATCAGTCGGGACATTGCTCCATAGCGCACAACCCTCCGAGAATTTGCTTTTGAGGCTGGCTCACCAAAAATAATTTGTGATAGCACTTGCAATTCTGTAGTAACATCACTATTATTGAGATTCGGATTCATAACAACCTCGGAGAGAAGATGAAGATAACCAACAAGCAGAACCTACCCGCACCGTTAGTGGCTTTGCTCTCACGTAACTACTACAGCAAGGGTGCTTCACAGTATAGCGTAACAGAGCTAATGTCGCCACCAAAGATCAGAAGGTTGCGCGAACAGTACGATGCTGATATGGAGATTGACGTTACCAAAATGATCGCCTCTCAGCTAGGCACGTTCATGCACGGCAAGCTTGAAGCCAAGGAGTGTGAGGGCTACACCAACGAGGAGCGCATCTTTACAGAGATTGATGGCGTGGTGATCAGCGGTGCGATTGACCTCCAACAACAAGTTGAGGGCGGGGTCGTGATCATCGACTACAAGTTCGTCAAGGCTTGGTCGGTCAAGCAGGGCAAGGATGACTGGACAACGCAGTTGAATATCTACAAGTGGCTTGTGGAATCTGTTAAGCGTGTGCCTGTGAAGGGGCTACAGATCTGCGCGATCGTCAAGGATTACTCAGCCTACGACACCTCAGAAGGCTACCCCGAAGCTGAGGCAGTGATGATTGATATACCGATGTGGGACTCAGTGACCACAGAAACCTATGTGCGTAAGCGTTTAGAGATGCACCGCAACGCCAAGGTTAATCATGAATTTGGTGAGGAGCTACAGGCTTGCACCGATGAGGAAAGATGGATGACCGAAGCCGTCTTTGCTGTGAAGAGAGAGGGACGCAAGTCTGCGATCCGTTTGTTTAAAACTATTGAAGAAGCCACAGAGTTGGCAGAAAAGGAAAAAGGATATGTCGAAACCCGCCAAGGAGAACCCAAGCGCTGCACAGGAGATTTCTGTGGAGTCAGCAAGTGGTGTAAACAGTACCAAGGAGAAATCAATGTCACCGCATGATTTACTCAAGATTAACGTCAATGAGCACACTGAAAAAAAGAATGGCCTGACGTACCTTTCATGGGCGTGGGGATGGGCTGAGGCTCTCAAAGCCGACCCTACCGCTACATTTACTGTACATACATTTGCCCGTGATCAATACACGCAGATGCCCTATATGGATGTGAATGGCACAGGCATGGTGTGGGTCACCGTGACGATGCTTGGCCAAGCACGCACATGCATGTTGCCAGTGATGAACCACCGTAACCAACCCATTCCTAATCCTGATGCGTTTCAGGTCAATACGGCCATCATGCGTTGCATGACCAAGGCGCTTGCACTGCATGGCCTTTCTTTGTACATCTATGCCGGAGAAGATTTACCGGAAGAGGATGCCAAGCCATCGACCATGGGCGAACTGACCAAGAAAGAAGACGGCCCTAAGTACGAGAAGATCATTGCCAAGACTGCGCCTAAGGTCAAAGCCCAACCGACCGAATGGGATCCCTCTGACGAGAGCCGCAAGTTGTTTACCGAAGGAATGATTGAGTGGACTACCCACTGCACCACAGTAGCAGGTTTAAACAGCTACTGGAAGAGCAATGAACTTCAGCTTGATTCGCTGAAGGTCACGCACCCTCCTCTGTACGAGGAGATTTTAAGCCGCTTCAAAACCTTGAAGCAACAACTAACTGAGGAAACAAAATGAGCAATTACCCAAAGAAGACCTACAACAAGCCCTTTGAGGAGCGTCCCGACTCCGGCAACCTACATGCTACGCAAATTAAGAAATCGGCTGAGTCCCCCGATTACTTTGGCAGTATCGCTTTAAACCTAAAAGACTTGACCAACATCAAGACTGTGAACGGGTTGACGGTGATCAAGCTGTCCGGATGGAAGAAGGTTAGTGAAACCAACGGCAAGACTTACTTGTCACTGGCAGTGAACCGTTTTGTTCCTGAGGAACAGGGCGGCAAGCGCTATGAGAACCAAGCTCAGGCTCATCCTGAGGATGATAGTAGCATTCCATTTTAAGGAGAGAGTTATGAATAAAGCAGAACAGATTCGTGGCTACAAACAAGCCAATCCCACACACAAGCCAAGCGATGTTGCCAAGGCCTGTGGCGTTAAAACCACATATGTTTACCAAGTGTTACATGCTGACAAACAAAATAAGAGAAAAGTGGCAAAGCCTGTAGACCCAACACCAACTGCCGGTCAAGAAACATTGCGCAAAGAAATTGTTCGTTTAAACAGTCAGCTGGATAAATGGAAAAATTTAGCTGAATTCAATGAGCAAAGAATTACAAACTTGACGCAACAGATTAAAGATTTGAGATTGCATCACTCAGGACTGGAGTACGTCATTTCCTACCTTGAATCACGCCTTGGAGAGAAAAATGGCGCTTCAGTTTGAAGCCCGCAAGGTAGCGCTCAAGCAAGACCGTACTGGTTTTATCTTGACGCTCTCTCTGCACCCTGACGAAGTACCGGAAGAGATTCTGCGTGACTTTGTTGGGGCGAGATACGCCTGTGCGGTGGTTCGCATCAATGATGATGAATCACCTGTGCAGTACGACAACCGAGTTGCTAAAGCTGGGATGTTGTGCCGCGACCCTAACTTCCAAGAGTTTCTGTTATGCGATAACGAGATCGATGCTACACACATGTTGTGTAAACGTTGTGATATTGAGTCGCGTACTGAGCTGCATGGAAATACAGCGGCCATAGCTAAGTTTGATGCACTGCTCCATGAATACAAAAAACCGAAAGTAGTCGATGACCCATTTTAAGAAGTTTAAACCGTTCATGACTTATGTCTCAGAAGACGAGCATCTGCGTATGAAGAAGTTTGCCAAGCTTAAAAAGATCACGATGGCTCAGATGATTCGGGAGGCGATTGACAGTCGCATGTCCAGCGGGGATCCATACACATCAGGGTTTAACGCAGGGATTGAGAAGGCCATTGCGGTGGTCAATCAAAACAATGCGGCCAAGATGAGGTTCCCGTCAGGTAAATCATTTGCTGAACTGATTGTTGAAGAGCTTGCAGTCGAACGCAGATTGGAGGTTCCAAGTGAAACTTAATGGAACAAGGAACCAATGCCGAAGTTGCAATGAATACTTTTCTAGCAATGAGTCGTTTGATATGCACCGCATTGGCGAACATGGTAAGGATAGACGTTGTGCCACCCCTGAGGAAATGTTAATCAAGAAAATGGTTAAGAGCCAACGGGGGTTTTGGCTTAGACGCGCACGTAAGGAAGAGACATATGCAAAAAACACCGTATAACACTGGCAAGGTTTTGATTGGTTGTATGTATCAGCAACCAGTTCACGAGGTTACACCTGAGGAGTTGTGGATTCAGTCCACGCTACTGGGTGACTCACCCCATGATGAAAACTTAATTTGGGCTTGCATCTGCGTTTTAGCTATAGCGGTAATTGTTCTTGTAATGAATGTTTACACGCCATGAAGCCTAAAGCAATCTTGGAGTTTGATTATCCGGAAGATGAAAACAAACTAATGTTTGCCCTCAAAGGCGCAGATATGTACGCAACACTGGCCAACATTAAGCTGGCCATTACACGTGAGTTTAAACACAAAGCAGATATGGAAGCGGCGTTGATGCGAGTGAGAGAACTGACAGACGAAATGTTAAATAAACTAAATCATTAAATTTTATAAAGAGAGAGTATCAAAATGGCTAAAGAAATTGAAACAACATACGTTATTTCCCCACCAAAGTTTGCAACTGTGGACGTTTACCTAGAGGGCATTGCACCGCTAGTAGTTGAACGGTTCAGCAAGAAAGCAGAACTGATGGCAAAGATGCAAGAGGGCAAATCAGCAGGCAGTAAAAAGGTTCGTGATGCACGGGACTACGAGAAGGAAGCAGAGGATGCACGTTACCGCAGTATGCAGGGCTGGGAAGGTGTAAACGCTGCATCGTTTCGTGCTGCGATGATTTCTGCGTGTCGTTTAGTTGGATTCAAGATGACGCTTGCAAAGCTATCCACCTTTGTGGAAGCTGATGGTTGGGATCAACAGGATGGAATTCCACTTGTTCGGGTCTACGGCAAGAGCGACACCTATACGGCACACACCCGTAATGCTACGGGCGTAGTAGATGTGCGTTCACGCCCTATGTACAAGGAGTGGGCAGTCAAACTGCGTATTCGTTTTGACATGGATCAGTTTAAAACTGTGGATGTAATTAACTTGATTAGCCGTTGTGGCTTGCAAGTAGGGATTGGAGCAGGCAGACCCGACAGTAAGGCTAGTGCCGGATGTGGGTTCGGTTTGTTTCAAGTTGTAGAGAGTGACCGAGAAAACGCAATCAAAGCTAAGTTTGGCATTGAGTAACGTTTAAACCAAGGAAGGCTGGGCTAGGAGCGGCTCGGCTTGGTACGGAGAGGCTCATTCCGGCACGGCAGGCTAGGCGCGGCGAGGTTCGTTACGGCTTGGTTTGGTATGGCAGGCGGGGATCAGAGTGGCATGGCGCGGTGCGGTCGGGCTGGGTTTGGCGTAGCAGGCGCGGAGAGGTGCGTCGTGGACAGGTCTGTTCGGGACAGGTTTGGTGAGGCAGGCAAGGCAAGGCGAGGCACTGTGAGGTGAGGCATGGCTAGGCATAGCAGGTATGGACAGGCATGGCCGGGAAAAGTGGGGCACGGCGGAGTTAGGTTTGGCAGGCATGGCAAGGCTAGGCATGGCAAGGTATGGGCAGGTTTGGTACGGGAGGCAAGGCGTGGAAGGGCGAGGACTGGTAAGGCTCTGTACGGCAGGCTTGGAGAGGCGAGGCTGGGCGAAGCACGGTGAGGCAGGCAAGGCTAGGCGAGGCACGGCGTGGCTTGGAGTAGAGAGGCAGGCATGGCTCGGCTAGGCATAGCGTGGTAGGGCAGGGCAGGCGTGGCTAGGATGGGCTTGGCTCGGAGCAGCGTGGCGCAGTATGGCAGGCATGGAGCGGCTCGTATCGGCAAGGATCGGTTGGGCATGGTAAAGCAGGCATTTATGTTTAAACACTAAGGAGAAACTATGAACGAAGAAAGAAAACTGTTAGAGAAGATGGCACGTCGCAATGGCGGGGTGCTGATGATTGATGACGTTATCAAAGAGGCTCAAAACGAAGGCAGTATTCTGCACAGTCATTTTGAATGGGATGACTCAGAGGCGGCTGTTCAATACCGCAGGGAACAGGCTAGAACCCTGATCCAAAGATGTCGAATCACTGTGTTGTCAGATGAGCCAACACATGTACGGGCATTTGTAAGCCTGCCATCAGACCGTGAAACGGGTGGTGGCTACAGGATGGTTGCTGATGTAATGACAAGCGTTTCAATGAAAGAGGAGTTTGTCCACGACCTTCAGTTGACTATCGCCCGTTGGACTAAGAAGTTGCACCTAGTTGACTCAGACATCGCAGATTTAATTGTTCAATTAGATGAAAGCTTGAGGCAACGTGCTAGTAATGCAGAGGAGGCCCGTGCATGACAGACGAAGAAAAAAAACGGATGGAGTACCTTGAGCGTGTAGAAAAATCTGCACAAGCTTTGGTAAAAGCTTTTACCAACGAGTTGGACTATGACCGTTGGGACAAGGCGTTAGATAATCTTGAGGCACTACTGAAGGATAAGCCATGAGCAACCGTGAAGTATGGGTATTTTTAATTGTGACGGTTGCTATGTTTTGGGGTTGGACTTTTTTAAAACTATTGGGATAAAAATGATTAAACAACTTAGCGGTTGGGAAAAGGCAATGAGCTGGCGAAAGCGTCAGATGGTTGAAGCAAACCTTGCTCGTGACTACACCAACATTCGCAACCAAGTGCTTGAGGAAGTTGCCAAGGAGTTTGATGCAATGAAAAACGGTGGCAACACCACGGCAAGCTTTGCCGCCTATGTAAGGAGCATGAAGAAATGAATGGGTTTGTGAAGCAACAGTTAGCTTTAAATGGGATGCAGCCCAACACACATCAGTTTAAACAATGTGGCAAATGCCAGCAGGACAAACCCCCGGAAGGCGGTATCCAGCTGAGTTTAAACAGATGGTACTGCGCTTCTTGCTGGGCTAACAAAGCAACGCGAAGGCCAAAGAATGCCTAGACCTAAACCACCTATGCCTTTAATAGGCCGTCAGGTCAGAATGTCTGATCTTGAGTGGCTGATGTTTCTAGATCTTGGCGGGGCTGACTGGCTCCGCACTTTGGTCAAGAAGAAAGCGAAGTTTCCGACTACGTACTACATGTTAAAACTGAAGGAACAAAATGATTCAAAGAGCTGATGATTACCAAATAGATGGCCGCCATTACAAAGACATGGAGATGCAACCATGGTCTGTGATGGAAGCAGTACTCACGCCTGAGGAGTTTGTAGGATTCCTTAAGGGCAACATTATTAAATATGCAATGCGACAAGGGCACAAGGAAGGTTCTCACGATAGCGATAAAGCCCGTCACTACGCGCAGAAGCTTGCAGAGTTTCAGGCCTTGCTATGAATGAGTGTAAACAGGAGTACTGCGATTTCGTCGGCAGCAAGGCGTTTGAAGACGACGGCGGATGGAGCTACGAAGTTTGGCAGGCAGCCCAGCAGGCTGTGTTTAAACGACTGGCTGAGAGATTCCGCAGCTACGGAAACATTGACTACACCGGTAAAGAGATTGCTGTTTACATTGACTTTATAAGCAAGCAAGATGTACCGTAATAGGCAACTGCTTGACCTAGTGCGGGAATCACCCTGTCAGATCTGTGGGGCACAGGATGGCACGGTGGTAGCCGCACACTCTAACCAACAACGCGACGGAAAAGGAATGGGCATCAAAGCCCATGACTACCGGATTGCCGCCTTGTGCTATACATGCCACGCAGATATAGACCAAGGGAAAACCCTAAGCAAACAAGAGAAGTTTGAGAAATGGGATGAAGCCCACCGAAAAACCATTGGATGGTTATTTGAGCGGGGTCACCTTACATTATGTTAGCTCTAAGGATGTTGATGTTAGCGGTGATGGCGTTCTGAGCTTGATTGATTCTCAGGAGAGCATCCCGTTTGGCATCGGCATCCATCTTAGAGCTACGGATCATGACCTGAGCCTGACGGAACTCTTTCATGGTCTTCTCTAGGTCAAGGATGTAGTCCTTGTTGGCAAGCAACTTAATGTTCTCTTGCATGAACTTGCCACGCTCTTGAAAGTTCATCGTGCGCTCAAGCAAGCTAGAGGTTCTGACCACCTCATCTGTGGCGTTCTTTAGATCGTAGTAGCCAGTGACCGTACCTCTGGCCTCTGGATCCAACGCAAATCGTTTGATGAATGGCAACTGCTCAAAGCGTTTAGACGCATTGGGGTTCTCGGCATTCATGTTCATGATGCCATCCAAGGCGCTGACCATGTACATACCCATCGTGCCCGTGTAGCCATTGATCAAATGGTCAATCTTCATGGGCGACATGCCCAAGTTAGAACCCAAAGCGGCGGCAACGGATGAAGTTCCGGGGCCGACTTGGAACTCCGGGGCAACTCCTTCTAAGCCTTGGCCAACAATAGGTCTGCGTGTAAACAGGGAGAAGTTAGTCTCTGTCTCCACGAAAGGCTTGATGGCTTGCGGTAAGTAGTCAATCGCCAGTGTTGAACGCAGATTCCTAGCCATGGAGTCCATGAAGTCTTTGTTTGTATCTTGGCCTAGCGTTAGAGCCATGATCCGCTCAGGTATGACTTTGAAGATCACACCAATCTCAAACGGGATTGGGATTTTGATGCCCAAGGATGGGATCAGCCAGTTGTTGTCCTTGGTTTCCTGTTCTTGCTTCTTGTATTCTTCATCATCATGAGTCAAAGTCCAGTACATGGCTGATAGAGCGGCCATAGTCAGGCCACGGACAATGAAACGTTTCTGAATCATGGCGGCATCTTTGTTATTCATCTCGCCAAACGACGCTCTATACAGCACATCCAGACCCTGCATACGGGCGTTTAAGAATGGGATGGCCGCTGTCAGTACACGGATAACAGGAGAGCTACCCTTGCGGTTAAAGTTCATCACCTCAAGCGCACGGTGCAGAGCTTCTGCCTCGTTCTTGGTTTCGGCTAGGGTGCGTTTATACACCTCCATCCTTGTCGCCATATCAGACGCAGTTGTACCTTTTTCTAAAGCTTCCCACAAAGCTGTGGGTGCGCTCATGGGATTAAGAATACGTTGGAATAAAGACTTGCCCTCGTATTTCTTCTTCAGTTCTTTTTCAAACGCCTTAGCGCTTGTCTCAATGTTCTGAGAGAACTCGTATCCGCCACCAATACCAGCGTTTAAAAGCGCTTCAAACTCTGGTGACGTACCGGCCATGGCCTTGCCAAAGTTACTGACTGTGTCAACCATCGGAGTCATCTTAACTCCGCTAGTTACGTATGCCGCCATTGAATCTCGAACCATGTTAGCCAACATGAAGCCGGGATCCTTGGTCACCATGTTCCGCAAAAGGTTAGCTGGGCCGGACAAAATGCCAATAAACGGCAGGTCAGGCATGTTTAAACTCTTAACAGCGTTAATGAACAGGTGATCAGCCACCTGATAGGTAACGACCTGACCTTTTTCTAGTACCTGCACAGTGTCCAATCCCGTGGGAGCATTGGGGCGTAAACGCTCGGCCATCTCAATTTCCATGGCTCGGTCAATGGCACGTTGCGCCGCCACGTTCTTCATACCCATTTGAATAGAAGACTGCGTGTTGCGCACAACGGTTTCTAGGAAGTCAGCCAGCGGTGCTTTGTCTTCGCCCTTCTTAAGCTTCTTAGGCTTCTTGACACCAGAGATGGACTGGAAGATGTTGGGGCCAATAGTCTTCTCGCCTTCCATCTGACGATAGAACGGGATGTAGTCAGAATGCTCAGTGAACTTAGCGCGATCGCCTTCAGACAATACGCCTGTGTCCACTAGGTACTGCATCAATCCATTGTTAAACGTTGTCCATTCTTTTTGGATTTGAACAAATTCAGGGTATTGCTTTTCCAAAGCTGCCGCTCTTTTAACGTCATCCTCGGTAAAGATGTCTGGCCTGCCTTCTGCGTTTAAACGAGAACCACGCTTAACGCCTCCCCAGAACTGATAGAGCTGGTAGATATAAGGATCGTTGTATTTTGACAACGGTGCAAAGATAGCCACCGGGCCTTTGATCTTGCCCTTGTCGTTGAAGGCTTTGGTCACGCCATTGACGTAGATAGGGATACCGCCGTTGCGGTCATGCACGCCCAACACAGATGCGGTAACGCCTGCGGCCAAGTCAGACTGCAAGGCTCCAGCTTCTGCGCTTTCATCAGCCATCAAGGCCGCGCCACCACGCTTCTTAACAACAGCCTTATCCACATCGGACAGTCGGTTGTAGCGGTTTAGGGCTTGAGCACGCAGTTCAGAGAATGAGTCACCGCTCAAAGCTTGAGTAATGCGATCAGCATAACCCTTCTCTTCGCGGGTAGTCGTTGTCTCGTTTACACGTTTAACAATGGCCGGGTCAGTTGAATCACGCAGGCTGTAGCGAACGTCAGGGTTGTACTTGCTGTATGCGCCAGTGTTGTCTGTAGCAGATTTTATTTGAGTTGGCTCAAATGGCACATACGAATTGCCTTTGCCTTCCATTTCATTGCTGTAAACAAGCCCGTCATAACCGGCTTTTTGAAGAATCTTAACAAGGGCCGCACCAATATCTGGCTCGTCGCGGTACTTGTTTCTAAATGATTCGTACTTCTGCTCGGTGATTAAGTCCATATCCATCATCTGATCTGCCAGATGGTCTGGCGCAAAAGATGCCATGTGACTGACTTCCAACGGGTTTTGGATCGACAGGTAGTAGTCGCCCATCGTTGGTGAACTTGATTCAAAGTCGTACTGAGTAGCCCTAAATTGAGCCTGTTCTTTGGTTCCAAAATGAAAGCCCATGCTGGACAAGTCGGTTTTGTACTTGTTGTCAAAGACAGTGGGTTCGGCCTTGGAGATGTGGCTAACAACTAATGGCTTACCTTTTGCATCCACAATCTTGCTGTCACCAAACCATTCTTGGAACTCAGGCGTATCAGGGGCTTGACGTAGGCTGTAACGAATATCGGGGTTGCCGCTTCCATATGTACCTACGTTGCCGATAGAAGATTTAATCTGTGAGGATTCAAAAGCAACCCAATGTCTGCCGTCTTTAAAGCCATCGTAGCCACCAGCCTTTAAGATCCGCTGCATGGCAGCGCCATCACCGTTTAAAGCATCAGCGCTAGGCAATCTGCCATCAGTAAAGAACGGGACTTTATTTTTAGCCCATTCTGCCGCACGCTCATCACTCATGTGCTGATTAGATGCAATCATCTCTTTGAGATACGCATCCTTCATGGCGGGAGTAACACGGCTTTCACCAGCAATGTAAGGCCGTTTGATGTTTAAATACACAGGAAGGACTTGTGAACCTTCTTGGTATTGTCTGGTCTTTCTGTCTGCGGCATAGTCAGATGCTTCGTCTGCGTATGGAGTGAAGTAATAACCCCCTACGTTACCCGCCCTGTTCTTACGCTCAACCTTGCCGGTAAATTCATTACCTTTGAAATCTGGTGAGCCATGATAAACAACAAGAGGTTTACCATCTTCATCTACCACCTTGCTGCCGCTAAACCACTGTTTAAACTCAGGCGTTTCTGGCGCAGCACGTAAACTAGCGCGAGCCTGCTTGGTAAACTTAACAGGCTGGCCTTGATCGGCCTTGAGCTTTTCCTGATTGGGGATAACCAATGTATCGCCATCACGCTGGGGGTCGTAGTCAAGGAAGAAGCCGTTATGCTTTGCCGCCGCATCCTCAGGCTTAGTGGTGTTGTCCTTATTGGTCAGGCCAATGATCCAGCCGTCACCGCTCTCATGAACAGGATCAAGGAATCGTGCATCGTACTCATCACCGTTCCACACTTCAAACGTCTTGCCAGTGCGCTCATCTTTGACAAACTTAGGCATGGCTGAACGGCTTGTAAAAGCCATAGCCACGTTGCGACCGCTAGGCAAAATCTTGTCTACCATGCGATCCCAGTTAGAGAACTTGTTAAAGATTGTCTTGTTGCCAACAACCTGAGATGCACCAGTTGAGCTATAGGTCAAGTGATGGTTAGGAGCTATTGGCTTGGTATCAAGTTTTGTGTAGTCGTAGAAAGTCACGTCAGGGAACATGTTGATGATGTTCTCAAACGTAGCAGGATTAAAGTCAGAGGTAACGTTTAAACGAATAGCAGGGTGGTAATCCAAATCTCGTGCTGCCTTACGGAATGACTCAATCTGCTTAATCATTGCAATGGCAAACGCCTCAGGGTTTACCACTAGAGCCTCAGTCTTTAAGTACTGAGATAGGCGTGGGCCGGAGCGCCACTGACCTTCGCCACCATACAGCAAGTTTTGTCCGGAGGTTTCTCCAAGGCACAAGTCCTCGCAGATGCCTGACTGAGGGCACGTAGTAGCACGTTGCTCATCGTTGATCTTCTGAGCAGACGCAAAGCCAAGTCCTGTAGACATGACCTTCTTGCCGTTGTATGTCAGGCCGTACTCGCCAATGTTGGTCTTCTCTAACTTGGAGTTAGCACCAAACAGGCGGCTAATGTTGTGTTCTGCGCGGAGGACATCTTTGGCATTACGCGCCATGATGCGACGATCTGCCGCAGAAGAGTTAGCCCACTTAGTGGCTGCATCGTTCACTGCGGTCGTGACTTGCTTCAAGGTGCGGTCAGGGTGCAGGCCTTTGGTACGCGGCGCATTGAGTGTAAACAGCTTGGTCTGAGCCATCTTCTTCTCAAACGCCTTACCTTCTGCGATTGGGATGAAGAAGTCTTTTCGGCCATCTGAGTGCTCTTCTAACAAATGGATCACAGATGGATCCACTTGGAGCAATACGTTTGCACCACCTACAGGCTGGTCAATCATGCCGGGCTTGTTGGTGATCGCAGCAGAACTAGACTCGTTGGTCAGGTAAATACGGTTGGCTGTAGGCGAGTGGCCCTTGAGCTTGCGGGTTTCAGCAAGATCCCTAGCCAACTCGTTGGTCGTTGGGTAGTACAACGTCACTGTGCCGTTAGCGTTTAAAGGCAGACCTGTAATTGGGTCGTTCTTTAATGTTTCGTCCTTGTCCAGCTTCTTCTGGTCATAGGGTTGCTTAATTGAGAAGCGTTTGTTATCGCCATCCAATGGCACGTTGATCTGGCCTTCGGAGGTGTACGGATCAATGCCAAACTCCATGGAGTACTTGGTTGCATCATCTTTGACTTCAGCCGTAGCTTTCCATGAGCTTGGGTTTTGCGCCAGCTCACCACGCTCAATCTTGCCAAATACATCTTCAGCAGTCTGGAAGCCAGCTCCGTTCAAAGCATTACGCAGCGCAGTAAAAAAGTCGTTTAAACGTTTGAGCAGTGCAGCCAGCATTCCTGCTGGCGGTTTGTTATTGGCAAAGTCAGCAAACGCATCAGCGATGGCTTCTTCGGTAACCTTAGCCATGTCACCGTTGTAGAGGTCAACATAAGCGTCATAGCGAGACATTGGCTGACCCTTGTACTCGGTAGCCTTCTTCTTTAGATACTTGTCAATCCACTGATCCTTAGCCATGCGCTCAAGCGCAGTCCACTGCTGAGGTGTAAAGAAGTTTAAATCCTTCAGGGCGTGCAAAGACTCATGACGCAAAATGCGCACTGGCTCTTTCTCTGACAAAGCAAGGGTAATCAGACTCTCGTTGTAAGAGCCTTCTTGATCCATCTTCTCGACAAAGTTGAGTTTGACACCACCAAGTCCGAATTGTTTTAGCAAAGGCTTAAGTTCTGCCTCGACAGCCGCCATCTTCTCTTTAAGGCCGGGTGTTTCCTTGGCCGCCTCAGCTTTAGCCTTCTGGGCTTTGGCTTCGGTTTCAATACCTTCCAAGACTTCAGAGACAGGCTTCTGCTCGGCAAAGCGTTTAGCTTCAGCCGCAGTCGGAGCCTTGGGAGTTCTGCGTTCTAGTTCAGCCTGAGCTTTCTTACCGATAGCCCGACGGCCTTGCTGTTGAGCCAACTCTTGCAATTGCTTGTCAGACATCTCGGACAGGATGCTTTCTTCAGCAGCCCGACGGGATGGGTAGGTAGCCCTTGCCTGAGCCTGTTCAAACACCGTGTAGCCCTTACGGCCAATGGCCTTATTGGCGGTTGGTTTAACTTCGATAGGCGTAACCTTGGGGTCAAGCTTTTGAATCTGTTCTGTTAGGGCGGCAATTTTTGCCTGCGTTTCTGCAACTAATTTAGCTTGACGGCCAGCCGCCTTTTGGAAGTTGGTTGACTGGCCTTCGCCCTTAGCTTCACTGCTGTCTAAACGCTTTTGACCAGCTTCAATAGAATTGTTTAACTGTTTAATTTGATTTTCAAAACGCATTGCTGCACCGGCGCGAGTGCGCTCAAAACTTGCCTTCTTGGCGTTGGCTTCGTCTACGGTGTTGACTTTAGAAAGCAGCGTGTCACCGGCATACAGTTCGTAACCTGCGGGAGCCTCACCCTCTTTAAACGCACCTTCGCGGATGTCAAATCCTTCGGGCAGCGTCACCGAGGTGGAGGGCGCAGCAATGGCATCAGTTGTGATCTGCCTAACGTTTAAACCACGCTTGGCCGCCGCAGCGCGGGCAGCAGTCCTAGATGTGTAGGTAGACGGCATAACAGCGCCAGTCTTGGGATCATAGATCTCATAGCGAGGAGTCTTGATCAGGTCAACGTCACCATTCTTAATGGCTGTATCTAGAATAGCTCCGGCATGGGAGTCTTCTGTAAGGTTCGTGTATTCCTTGATGGTCTTGATGATCTCTAAAGGATCGACAGGAGCGCCCAACTCATTGAGCAACATGTCCACGCCCTTGATGGCGCGATCGTATTGCTTCTCATCAAACCGGCGTGCGTTCGTGCCTTCGGGCAGGATGTTTAAACCTTCCGATACGGGCAGGCTGTTTAATGATTTAAACGCAGCATGTAGCTGCGGCTGGGACATCTGTTCCAGTGCGTTTGCACCAGTAGTTCTGGCTAAGAAGTCTTTAAAACCTTTAGTGGTGGTGTCTACGTTCTTTAGCTTGGCTTGGTTTAGGATGTCCTGTGCGGTGTACTTTTCATTGGTATAGCCTGACTTGGCTGTAATGAGTTCATCTAACAGGCCTTGCTCTGCCTTAGGGTTGGTTCCCGGCATAGCATCCACAAAGTCCTCAATCGAGTACTCCTTGAGCTTGGGAAGGCCAGCTTGCTTGCGGTATTCATCGATCTGTTTGTAGATGTCAAAGGGTACTTCGTTCTTACGAATGTTTCCTAGAGGATTCTTGAGCGGATCGGCCTGTACTTCTTCAACGGGCATTTCCTCAGACGGCGCAGGCAAAGCAATAGCTTGCTGTTGCTCCATTTTTTGGCGAATGTCATCGGTCTGTTTCTGAAGAACAGCACGCTCGGCTTCTGCCTTTTGTGTCTCAGCTTGTACTTTTGCATCAGCTTCAGCCTGTTTCTTAGCTTGTTCATTGGCTTGTGATTGTTTGTATTCACGTTGCAAATTAGACATCTGCACTGGAGAAACAGCAAGGCCTAAGACTGAGCCAACCAATGCATCGTGTGCAACCGTACCGGCCAAACCTTCAGTGAGGTCAGTGCTAATGCCTGACTGGTTTAAAGCTACGTTGGTTCCAATTTGACCAACGCCCGCTTGAATTGCTTCGGGCACGCCTTCACCCAGCACAGAAGTTCCAACAGCCCGTTTAAACGTTGGAGCATCCAGCGATGATACGCCTTTAGCTGCGCCAACTTTCTTAGCAGCATTAGCCAAGGCTTGCTCAACACCAAACATGCCCTCCATTGCACCAGCACCACCCGCGAGAAGTTGACGTGGAGTATTTTGCAATGAATAGGCGGCGGCTTCTTGCGCTCTTTGTTCGGCAATTGCTGGGTCAACACCTTTGTCTAGTAACGCCTGTTTAACTGCCTCATAGTCTTGGCCTTTTTGACCACCAACACCCATAAGGCCGCCAATACCAGTGGCTCCACGTGCGCCCGCAAGCAGCCGCGCACCAAGGCTTGCGCCTGCCGCAGCTTGACCACCGGGAATTAAACCCGCAGCAATGATGGGTGCGCTACCTAGCAAGGCGTTGATAGTACCTTGCACAGGAGCCTGTGTGAACCTACGTATGCCAGTGCCCACTTCATTGCCTAAGCCCGTGCCTTGAGCACGGTTTTCAAGCTCACTTTGAATGGCTAACTCTTCCTGACGAGCAGGGCTGAGGTTTTCCTGTGCGTACTGTTGTATAGACCCCAAGCCTTTGGAGACTGGGTTATCTACGCCAGCAATGTTGGCAAGTGTCTGTACACCACCGGCTAATGCTCCCAACCCACCAAGGCCAATGTCTTTAATGGTGCTTGGTGCGCTTTTTGTTTCTTCTAATTCCTTGGTGGTTCTTCCCGCCATAGGATTTTGACGAAGCAATTCAGCTTCTACTTGGCGCTGAGTTGCCCCCGCTGGGCCTTCAACTTCATACGTGCGGCCATCAGGGGCAGTAATTCTGTACAGTGCCATGTTTAAACTTATTTAAGAGTTAACAGGTTTAAATGTACCAAATCCGGGGCTGGGCGTGTTGACATCTTGTGCAGCGCCTTTACCACTCAACATTTGCTGTTGAGCCATAAACTCTTTAAGAACCTTATCTTTCAAAGCGCTTAGCTCTTTTTGCTCTTTAGAGCCGGGCTTGGCAAAATCTAATTGCACGTCAATGTTTTTGGTTCTATCTGCCAAGAGTTTAGCCATGGCTTGTCTTTCACGTTGAGCCACAGTTTCATACTGAGCACCACGTGCGTAATGAGCGGCACGATCCAGAGCCTCTTCCCATGACATACCGGGCTTGTGAAGCGACCTAGCAATCTTAATAAGCTCAGGATCACGATTGGCATTAGCCGCTTGAATGCTATGACCACGCGCCTGTTCAGCCAACTTAGCACCTTCCATGGAGTTGGCAAACTCTGTTTGTTGCAAGTCACGACCAATCTTCTCGGCATCCTGCTTGTGTTTAAACGCAGCTTCAAAGTCACCACGAGCTTCTGCGCGACGAGCTGCTTCAAGTTCAGCACGCATCTTGGCCATGCCCAGCTCTTGCTCACGACGCATTTTGGCTTGTGCATCGGCACGGTCAGCCGCCGCTGCTTCAGAAGCGCCAGCAGATTTACCAAAGCCACCTAGCAAAGCACCTAGGCCTTTTTGTCCACGGGTAGCTTCGCCCGCCTCGATTAAAGACTTCCAGAAATCAGCACGTGTACGGCCTTTCTCTTGGGTAACAAAACGAGCGCGATCAGCCTCATCTTGCTGAGCAATTTTGTCCAACAACTTTTGGAACTCGCTGCCAGCTAAACCGGGGTTGGCTTGTTTAAACGCAGCAAGCTTTTTGTCATAAGCATCTGCATCAGGCGCTTCAAATGATGGGCCTTTGGGTATTCTTAATGATGGTATCCCGCCACCGCCACCGGGCATAGGTGGTGGCATCATAGATGCGTCAGGAGTTGTGCCTGTCGCAATACCCATAGGTGGGCCTGCGTTTTGACGGGCCAAACGAGCAGTCTCTGCCGCGCTCTGATCATCAGGGCTGAATGTAGGTTGAACACGAGCCGCAGCTTGTTGTTTAGCATCGCGGGTAGGGATGCCCATGGTTTGACCCATTGCACCAGCAGGGCCAGTATCGCTGCTAAACGCCGCACGTCTTGCATCGTTTAAAGCAGCATCAGCCGCAGCAGCGGCTTGTTGCGCTGCAGCAAAACCTTGTGGATCTTGTTGTTGTTGACGCAAACCATACTGACGTAAGGCGGCTTTAGCATCTCTAGCGGCTTGCTCGGCTTGGTCTACAACCAGACCTTCATCGGCAAAAGCTACAACGCCTCCGCCACCTGCAAATTTAAACATGCCACCTGTTGGCAGGGAGGTCAATCCACCCGCAGCCATCTGAGGCATCTGCTGCATCTCTTCCTCTGGCTGTGGAGGCTCCGGTGTACCTTCAGGAACTGGCTGGGGTTGACCCATTAGGCTTTGCTGAAGCTGTTCATTAGACTGCGCTTGACGAGCTGCACCGGCCTGCATAAGGTCAGCGGCTTGTCCAGTTAGTTCTTTCTCAAGCTTGTCCTTGACTGTGCCATCAGGAGGTGCACCAGTCTTGGCGGCTTGCTCCATACGCTTGCGGCGGTTTAGTTCACCTAAAGCTAGATATGGAGGAACCTCAGGGTTAGCGCCGTTGGCATAACCCATGATTACCCTCATGGGCTGGTCTTTAAGATCTTCTTGTATTTCGAGTAGATTCATCTTAAACCCTTAGGTCAAATTAAATTTCTTGAGGGAGTCCATGATGGAACCCATGCCGCCAATGGAGCTAACCAATGAACCCAAACCAGTTTGTTGGGCGGCTGTGTTGCTAACCGTAGAAATGGGCAACCCCTGAAGCATAGATTGCAAGTACTGCGTTTTTTTCATTGGATCATCGCGTTGTGCAAGGAATTCGTTGTAGTCTGCGCTGATGCCTTGCTGTTCAATGTTACGCTGTTGCCCGCCAGCCTCAGACATCATGTCAGCCAAAGTCTTGGCTTGTCCTTGCTCAGTATTAAACTGACCCATAGCCTTGTCGTACGCATTTGCGTACCCTTGGCCTACAGTTTTGTTCATTTCTTGCATCATGTTGCGGTTGTTCTCCGCGTTCATAATGGCATTACGGCCACCACCAAAAGCACCTTGCGCGGTCATGCCCGCATTAGTTTTCATGTTGGTAATGTCGTTCTGGCGGCGCAATTCATCCAGCTGTGGATTTAGCACAGACATTAGATATGGATTCATGTACTGGGCAGCTATACCCTGAGGAGCGCCAGTCTGGCTACCGCCCATTGGCCCGCCGGGAGTTCCTACGTTACCGTTTGTTCCCATCGGTTGGTACACACCCATAGGAGGCGGGGCGTAAGCCCCCGAAGAACTAAATGTCTGCCCAAGGCTGGAGGGGAAGTTTAAGTTGCCCAAACCTTCAAAGACTTTAGACTGCAAGCCTGACTCACCCGCAGTCTGTGGGCCACCATAGACCTGATATGGTTGCTCCGAAATGGCTTGGGCTTTGCCCAACATATCCGTTACATACGGGCCAGCCCATTCGGACAACGTTTGTTGGTTACTTCCTCCGCTAGTGGGCGCTGATGGTATTGGTGCGGCCATGATATTTCCTTAGGCTGGTAAATGTTTGTCAGCCTTGGTATTGGCTGCAACGTTCTTCAAAGTCTTGCCACGAGCTTTCTGGATGCGATCCATCATGGCATATAGTTTACGTGCTCCTGCGTCTGTAGATCCATTACCAATCTCAGAAACAATGCGGGCTGGGATAACAAACTCCCCATCGGCCAGACGGGCTGGTTGGTTCTTTCCAATCATCGCAGGGATAGAATCAGATACACCATCGCCCGGCCCTTTGAGTAAACGACCGCCGTCAGAGTAACTACCTAAAGAACTCAAGCCGCCGTAAGCCATGCCGCCTGCGGCGTATTGATCCACAATGGTTGGATTGGGTTGCGTAGCTGCCGCTGGTTCGGCGGGGGCTGCGGGCGCTACCTGTGGCGTGTAAACCATAGGTGAGAAGTAACTAACACCACCTGAGCCGGGACGACGGGGCACAGTTTTACCTGCCGCGTTAGTCATGGTGGTTGGAATTGCGTTCATTGTGCGGGTAGCTGTGTACTTTGGTATGCCTCCTTGGTAACCTTTAAAGCCACCACCGCTGGATCCACCAATAGAATTAAGCAACGCTCCAATGCCGCCAAGACTGGCTAACTGAGCCATAGTGCCAGACTTTCCGGACAGAATACCGCCAAGGCTACTTAGCAAACTGTTGCCAGATTCACCCTTGTAGCCGTCGCTTGTATAAGCGTCTGGCATGACATAGTTGTTAGAGGTATTGCCAACTGGTTCAAAATCACCAAAATTTAATTCATCAAAGTTCATTTCAACCTCTTGCTTGAATAATTCGCATTAATTCTTCGGTGGTCATGTTATTGTCTCCCGAAGACATGATTTGTTGTATTAACGCCGATATGTCATTTTCCTCTGGTTTTGCTTCTTGCGCAACAGGAATTGCTGGCAACTCTGGCTCTGCGCCAGCTTTGACCACGCTTAACTCTTGATACGGACTCATCATCAGTTCACCAGTTGGCGAAAGCTTCTGCTGTTGCCCACCAAAATTCTTGCCATAGTAAAAAACACTAGCCAACTCAGGAATGGACATTCCACCACCTGTCGCGGGAGCACCAAAGCTTGGCACTGACGTAGGCTGTTTAGGCTGCGTTTTAGGTGGCTGAGTGACTGGCGGTTGAGTTACCGGCGGTGTCACAGGCGGCTGCACCACCGGCGGAGTAACGGCTGGCGGAATAACTTCTGGTGGCGTGTAAACACCGGGTATGTCTACACCTTCTACATTGATGATGTCAGGAGTAGAAACATTAACATCTGGAGTAACAACCGGCGTTGTGTTGACATCTGGGTTAACCGTGGGGGTAGTCACAACTTCCGGGTTTACCGTTGGGTCGGTCACCACCTCCGGATTAATGGCGGGATTTGTCACTACTTCAGGGTTAACAGCTGGAGTTGTAATAATTTCTGGATTAGTTGTAATTTCAGGATTGACAACGGGGGTGGTAACCACCTCTGGGTTAACCGCTATTTCAGGTGTCGTGACAACCTCAGGGCTTACTTCTGGACTGGTCACTACCTCTGGGCTTGTTGTTATTTCAGGGTTGACCACAGGAGTGGTAACAACTTCAGGAGTAGCTTGTTGTTCAGCATTCAAAATAGCATCAACAGCCGGACTTTCAGTAACAGCAGGAGTTGCGACCACCTCTGGCGTAGCAACGGCCTCCACTACAGGCGTGGTATCCACGGGCGTAGCAACCACCACTCCTGTGTCTGGACTAGCGTTAATGTTTACGGTTGAGCCAACATCAGGGTTACCTTCAACATTAACTATTTGAGCTTCACCAGTATTGTTTATAACCAATGCTGTATTAGTTTCTGGATCTGTTGCTAAAACAATGCCTGTATTTTCGTTTGAAACCACCTCTGGAGTTGTGGTGGGCGTTGTAACTTCTGGTGTAACCGTTTCTATGATTGGCGTTGTTTCTGGAGCAGTCTTTGGTGTAACTGGTGAAGCAATGACTGTCCCAGTATCTGTATCCGTGTTTAAATTAACAGTTGATCCAACATTAGTGTCAGGAGTTACAGACACGACTTGAGCTTCACCGGCATTGTTTAAAACTAACGCAGTATTAGTTTCTGGATCGGTGGCAATAACAACACCAGTGCTTGGTGAAGCAATGGCTTCAGTGGTAGTTTCTGGAACGGGGGCCACTGAAACTGCGCCAGTAGTTGCATCGGTGTTAAGAGTAACTTGAGATCCCTGCTCAACAGGAGTTTCAACATTAACCACCTGTACCGCACCGGAATTATCTACAATTAATGCTGTACCAGACTCTGGATCAGATGATACTACCGTGCCGGTATTCTCTGGAATAACTGTTGGAGCAAATTCTGGGGTAACTTCTGGGGTAACTGTTGGAGTGACTTCTGGAGTAGCCTCTGGTGTAACCGTTGGAATAACTTCCGGAGTAACTTCTGGAGTGATTTCTGTAACAACTGGTTGTGGCGGCGTTGTGTCTACAGACTCTACGGGCGCTTGAACTTCAGGTAAATTAACTGTTGAGCCAACTTCTGTACCCTCTGGAACGCTAATAACTTGCGTTTGACCAGAGTTATCTATTACCAATGCGGTTCCGGTGTCAGGATCTGCGGCAACAACTTGGCCAGTGTTTTCTGTAACCACTTCAGCAGGGGTTTCTGCGGGTGTGACAACCTCTGGTGTTGCAACAACTTCTTCTAGAGTAGGCGTAGGCTGTTCAGTTAAGCCTGCGTTTGTTAGATTTTGAGCAACATCTTGTTGAATTAAAGAGTTGCCAGTTTTGGTGTCAACTAACGAAGTTAATTGGCCGCTGTCGTCACTTGATTTAATGCCAACCTTATTTAATTCTTCTTTTAATGTTGTTTGAGCTTCATTAACTGCGTTGGCAACGCTGGGGGTTGATATTACCGCAGTTTGTACGCCAGATGCATTAACCGCCGTTGCGGTTTTGCCAGCCACACCAGCGGCAATAATAGCTTTTGTAAGCTCGTCATTAAGATCAAGAGGATTGCCTTGAGCTGCGCTGGTAATAATGCCAGTTGTTAGGGTTTCCAGAAACTCACTGCTACCTTCTTTTGTGTAATTGGTTGCTGTTTTTGTGGCAACTTTTTCAAGTGCGTCGCTAATTTTCTTAACCGCCGCAGTATCTACAAGACCTTGAGTTACAGTTGTAACAGCCGCAGCTATTTCAAACGATGTCGTAGCTGAGTTGTCGGCTTCTTCTAGGGTTTTATTACCTGCAAGGGATTTGCGTAATGTGTCGTTGTACGCAGCTCCACCAGACTCTAATGCGTTTAAACCAACATCAACACCTACCGCAGCAGCCTTGCCTGCTGTTTTTATAACGGAGACTGCCATACCAATTGGCAAAGCTTCTTGCAACGCCTCAACAGCTACAACGTTTAAAGCCAGTGGGTTTTCTATTACAGCTTTTGCACCGGCTATAACTTTATCAAACCCTTCGGCATTGCTTACAGCCTGAACAACGTTTTGAATTGCTTCGTTAACATCTTTGGTTTGCAGAGCATCTCCAGCACGAGACACGGCTTGCCCAGCATTAGTTAAGGTATTAACTGGGCCAGTTAACCCCAACGCTGACGCAGATCCTCCAAGGGTTTCAAGAATTCCACCAGCGGCTTGGTGAATATTTGCCAAACCCTGTTGAACCGTAGTAGATAATTGTGTGTCTTCACCAAAAACGCTGGTAATGGCTTTGACGGCAGCATCTGCATCTTGTTGGGCTTTGGCCAATCCAAGTGCATTATTTTGTTCAAAAAGACGTTTAGATTCTGCGGCTGTTTGATCTACCGGAGTTGTAAAAGATGGACTGTTCAACGCGGCTTCAGCATTTTGATTAGCCAACCGTTGTGTTTCGGCTAAATTTTGCTGAACAATAGGATTTTCTTGTTGAGCGGTTCCTAGTAAATTACCCAACGCATCCGCCCCGTCAGTGCCAGCCCAGTAGTCAGAGCTAGGTGACTTGTTAACGTTCTCTGCGGTTGTGTTAAGAAAAGCTTCCTTATTTTGATTAGCAAGTCTTTGTGTTTCTGCGGCGCTTTGGTTGGGCGCATTTGCAGTGACCAAAGCATTACTTTGATTAAGCAACCTTTGAGTTTCTGCGGCAGATTCATCTGTAGCAGGCTTAACCGCAGTAGAAAGATCAGGACGCTCTGCGGCGGAGGCGGTACTGTACTGTTTACCATTCCATGTAAAGTTAGCGTTAGGCCCGTAAGCTAAACGAGCGGCAGCATACGCATCATTAAAAGATGTTTGTTTTGCTGGCGCTTCAGCTTGAGCTGCAACGGCAGCGTCCACACCTGTAAACTCATCCTTTTCAGGCGTTTGAACTTGAGTGGACGTATCCGGCGTACTGACTGGCGATTGCGTCACAGTTGACAATAACTCTTCTGCGGTTGTGGACGGCCCAGATGTAATTTCATCAATGACAGAAGGCGTAGAAACGGGTGCTTGAGCTACAGTATCTACAGGGGGTTGTGCTACAACTGCCGTATCCACACTTGCGACATTGTCTTGGCCTTGCTGTTCTGTTACAAAACTGCCGTCTAAAATGTTGTTTAAATTAGTCTCCGGTAACTTGGCAATGTCACCGTCGGCGGTAATGCTGGAGCTGGTGTCTTGAGCTATGTTGCGAACAGATTGATCTACTAAGCCTGCATCTTCCAACTGCTTTACTACATTGGTGGTGGCATTGACCGTGTTACTAAAACCACCTGCCGCCGCTGCAATTTTGGTAGGGTCTTCGCTCTTAATGGCATTGACAAGGTTTAAACCTGCCGCCGCAGTCTTAGCATCTGCACTGCCAGACAAATCCGCCGCAGTGGATGCCGCACCCAACAAGTTATTGTTGTTTAAATCATTAACAATCTTAAGAGTTTTCCCTGCGTCAGCAAAGGAAATGCCATCAGCAATCATTGTGTTAGATGCTAATTTTCCTAAATCAGGATCTGACAGCAAAGCGCCAACAATACCCATTGCATTGCTGTCTTCTATTGCTTTGACAACTTTTAGCCCGGTTGCTACTTCCGACATTCCGCCTACGCCAGCTAACGAAGCAATACCGCCCAGTACATCACCACGATCAATAGCAATTGCAGCATTAATAGCTTGTGCAAACGGAGCTAGAGCAGGGATAAACGAGGCAACGGCTAGGATAGGAGCAAGGTCGCCAATGTCGCTACTTGATGCCTGCGTGGTGTAAAAGGTTGGATTGCCCTGCGCATCAAACTGCACACGATAGCCAGTGTTACCGTCACCAGCATACGTTCCGCCAAAAGCGTTACCTGTTTGACGTTCGCCATAAGTAGAAGCTACAGTTTGGCCTGTGGTTTTGTTGCCAAATACTTCTTTTGTACCCACTGGCGCGGTATAGAAAGTTTCAGCATTTCCACCTTCACCACCAGCAGAATACACTGTATCTTGTTTAACTAAGCTTGGGTCAACAGGCTTTCCGGTTTGGTCTACGTAACCAATAATCTTTTGCGAGTAGAAAGTTTGGCCTTCATTGTCTGTTACCAAGTCGCCCTGTCCGTATACAGGCTGGACAGCGGCATCAACAGTTTTAGTAACTTTGCCAAACTGGCTAATGTCTGTAATGCCCGTATCAGCCAAGATTTTAGCCATGTCTGCGGCGTTCTTTTCAGCAGAACCAAAGCCTTCACCCTTCCATTGGCTGGTTGTGCCTTGGGCTAAAATTTGTTGGGTTAACTTTTCAACTGCTGACGGCTCACTAGCTTTTGGCGGCTCAGTAATAGCAATAAGTTCTTCTACTGTAGTTGGCGGCCCAGCTGTTATCGTGTCAATAACAGAAGGGGTAGCCACTGGAGCCTGAGCTATTGGCGCAGGAGGTGTGTAAACAGGTTCGTATACAGTTCCAGACTCTGTTTCATACGACGTATAAGTTGGAGCAGGGGGAGGCGTGTAAACAGGCTCAGGAGGCGGTTCATACGCTGGCTGATACACTGGTTCCGGCGTATAGACAGGTTCGGGAGTATATACGGGTTTAGGGGTATAAACAGGCTCCGGAGGAGGTAAAGGGGGTGTGTAAACAGGTGCTGGAGGCGGCTCAACTACTGCTCTGGGCGGCGGTTCGCCAGATGGAGAATAGCGACCTTCGTTTTTACCGTAGTTGTTGTAGTGAAAGCTTGCAAAGTCATCCGCACTCATTCCGTAACTATTGGCGGCGTAAGCACCGGCTACATCGGGATTGGCTTGAAAATACGCATTGGTTGCGGGAGGCGTATAGACTGGTGTCTCGTACACGGGTTCATACACAGGCTCATATACCGGAGCTGGCGCTGTATATACAGGTTCGGGGGGTGGGGCAACAGCTTCGTATCTTTCTCTAGCCGCCACTTCACTTGTGCCTGTTGCCTGTGCAACTTGTTCTGGACTAACGCCATAGGCATCCATAACAGCAGCAAGTTCGGCATCGCTAATGTTTGGATTATTAACTAAAAAATCAAAGATTTGTTTGTTGGTGACTGCCATGTTTATACCTTAAGGCAAAGCCGAAACAAACGACATTGTTGCAACAACAGACTGGGTCGATGGTTTAGTAGGGGAACCCGAAGCCGCATAGGTTTCAATAGTTACCGTGGCGATGGTAGGTGACCAGTAAATTTCTACATAATCATTGGCGTTCATGGACAGAAAATAATTCCATCCTTTAATATCGTGAAAAGGAACTCCGGCACTTTTTCTAGCGGGCAATCCAACCAAGCCCGTTGAACCAACAATATCTGTTCCGTTTTGCTTAAGCCAAATATAAACGTCTTGCGGTGCGTTATCTAAATTTTGTAGTTGCGCACTAAACTGCAAATTGTAAATACCAGCAGCTGCCACAGTAATTTTAGAGCTGGCAATGCTGACACCATTGGCAAAGTCCGTGGTGTTTAACGTCATCAGCGTAGCTGTATTAGCTGTTGTAGTTTGGTCTTGATCACTAGAAAACGCACCGTAAGGAACACGTAAACCAGACGTATCTGTAGATGTAGTTAACTGTCTTACAATGTTGTCAATCTGGTTGAAGTACAAACGCAAAACGTTATTCTGCTGCTCATGGTATTTAGAATCGTAGGTATATGGCGCTAACGGTAAGTTAGGCGCAGTAAATTCTGTTAGCACAGTGTCTGACGTAACAACGTAGGTCATCTTCTGCCATCCGGTTTAATGTCAATACGAGTTGTACCCAACTGCCAAGCACTGCCTAGATCTGCTGAAGATGCTTTGAGAATCATTTGACGACCACGCACCCGTGTATTAACTTGGCCAGTGAAGCCCTCAGTAATGAGGTATGACGCGCCCGTCAGTTGAGTTACGCCCGCAGTAACCGCAGTACCAGTACCAGAGCCTGAGTTTTGCATTGGGTAAAGAGTTAGCGTTAATTGCGCAGGGGATGCTCCGTTAGAACCGGAGAAGCTTAAGTCCGGCAACATACGCCAGATAAAACCAAACCTGTCGCCATCATCAATGTCAAACTCAGATGAGGATATGTAAGCTTCAATTGCAATGGGAGTGCCACTTTCGTTATTGTCATTACCATTTTCATGATCAACAAGATTGCCAGACGTAGTTGCAGTTGTATATGTAGCCCCAATTGGGTAATCCCGCAAGCCTGAATCTAGCCATGCTGTCCTAGACATAGTGCCGTAATACCAAACGCCTCTACCGTCATTTTCTGCGTAGTTATAGATGACATACCTGTCAATTACCGTGCTGTCAGCAGAACAATAGAACCACCACACTTCGTTAAAACCTTCGTTTGTTCCAGCAAAAACCTGCGCTGCTTGAGCCAAGTTAATGTCTTGATAAATAAATTTACGCAAATCGCAGTTTAAAGTCTGAAGACGACCGTCATATACATAGAACTTATCAATACCCATCCAGTACACGCGACCTGAAGCCAGTACTGCGGCGTTTTGTCCCATGATGGAGATGTTGTCTCCCAAGAGTTGTGTTTGCCAAATTACGGGTGGGCCAAGGTATTGGAACGAATACAATGATGAATCAGTAAAAACTACAAGTTCTTGACGTGTTTGTACAGCCGCCACGATTGCGGAGCCATGTGATAGTTGAATGCTTCCAGCTTGGTTTGTACTGGCTGGATACCAAATGGTTGGATTTTCCTGATCTGACCAGCGCACAAGCATTGGATTTTGCACAGCAGAGCCGTAGTCATTACATCCAAAAGCAAACGTAAAACGACTAGCGTCGGATACAAAAATAAAGTTTTGTATAGTTGGAACATCACCCAACACAGAGATTGACTGCACGCCAGATTGGGATCCAGTTGTAGTAATTGTTGCTCCAGCAGAATCCACAAGATTGGCTGTTAAACCAGAAACGTTAGATAGGTAGTATGTAGTGCCCGCAGTCAAACCGGTTGGTAATGCGCCAGTTGTAGCCAAAGTAATTGCAGACCCCGCAGGTAGTGCGTTGGTCAATGTAATAACACAAGGGGAAGCAATAGTTAAAGTTACTATGCCGCCAATACTGGACAACAACACACCGCGAGTTGTTACACCGCCAGTGGCATCCCAGTAATAGATTTTCCCAAGGTATGGCGCAAACACTAAATCTTCACCAAGGTTGTTTTGGCTCCACAGACGGATAGAAGAAATGGATGTACCGCCAATACCCCATGTGCCACCGCCCCATGTTCCGCCACCCCAACCAACTAATGGAACTGCGTATGCAGGGCCAACATTAATTTGATAAGCCGCTGACACAGCCGCGCCACCATAAGAGCCAGCAGTAATTGCTATCCCAGTTGTAATTGTGTATACGTTTACACTAACAACGGTAACCTGAAACTCCGCATTAAACGTGGTGTCGTATGTGCCTGTAGCGCCACTAAAAGTTACAAAATCACCTGTTAAACAGCCGTGCGCTGTGTTTGTAATGGTGACTGTAGTAGTACCGTTTCCAACAAATGGATTTGCACTAAGCGTTACAGTTCTTCTAATAGGCGTAATGTCGTAGTAACCACCACCGCGTGAGATGTAAAACTTTAAGTTAGTGCCCACACCAATTAGGTTCAGCGCACCCAGTGTTACCCAGTTCCACAAAGAACGGCAAACACCTCTAAATGTACTGGCGGAAAGACGCACCCACCCACCAAGTTTTTCAGGAGTACCTTGACGAAAGCGTACTTTATCGCTCTCATACCAGCCGCCTTCGTTGGTATACCGAGTGTTTTCCCGGTTAACCCCCGGCTTTAGTGCAAGCTTCTTTAATGGCATCGGCAGTCCTAGGATAGAAACAAGGCGCGTTCGTCTATACGACGCTTTTGCAGCCCTTTGAGGATTTTACCCCCCGCCATGCAATACTTCAAGAGTTCTTCTGCTGCGCCCTCTTTATCGCCTCTAATAACCTTTTGACGAAGCGTAGAGCGCTGTAGCGTTCCCAGCCCAACATTAAAACTAAAACTAACGAGACTATCAAACATCCCTTGTGTAAGTGCAACAGGGCAGTAACGTTCCACTCCCCGCTCAAATCTGTCCAAATCTGCTCTAAGAATTGCATTTACTTCCTCCATGCTGTATTTCCGCATGGCTTCAGCGGGTGGTTGGAATGCGTCACGGTCGTCAATTTTTAGCTTACCCTGCTCTGGAAAAAGTACATGCCCAACGCCCACTGTCCACAATTTTGCTGGGCATTTATACGGGTTTACCCGAACCCCCTCGTGGTGGCGAATCATGTGCAGGCACTTGTCAGAGATGTTCATTTGCCAAACGCCCGACCACCAAAGTGGAACGCAATGATTGAAGCAAACAGGGCTTGGGTGTCAGAGTCCCACAGCATCTCAGCCAACTCTACAAAAGTAACACCGCTGTGCCAACCGTAGGCAAACAGTCCCACATCCACAAACAGCAACAAAAAGAAGAAGCCGTATGTAATGACTGGGCGAACGCTGGCGCGGAGGTTTCTCATCCAAGTTGATGTGCCTTCATTGAGCGAGGTGTCGTGGGCGTAGATTGCCTGCATCTCGGCTTGCTGTGCCCCAATCAAAACCTGTTGGGTATTGGCCGCGCTTTCCGTTGCCAACTGTTCTGACCTAATGTGTTCAATCCGCTCTTGAGCTTCAAAGCCCGCTTTACGCAGTTCTAACTCACGTTCAATTTGCAGCCGAGCCAACGCCAACTCGTGGAGTTTGTCAGCCCTGTCTTGAAAGAAATCCAAAACTTTGGGCAAACCACCCATTAAGAAACTGATAAGGGTTGAGAGTAGAGTCAACATGTTTAAACCTTAAAAAGGAAGTAAAGACAACAGGTAATTCACGATTCTGTCCGACAAAAAGTTTGGCAACACTGTAATTACATCCAAAAACAAGTTAGCACCCCACCACGCACCGACAATCTTGAACGCCATATCTGCTTGCTTCTGGTACTCATTCATCGCCCACACTTTACTTGAGCGCAGTGTTCCATTGCTTCATAAATACCCACATACACCAAGAACAGTATGAGCGCAATCCCACCAAACAACAGGCCCATCTCTAACTGCTCTTGCTCTTTGGCCTGTTTCTTAGCGTTAGCTTCTTTTTCACGCCTAGCATTGTGTGCGTCTTCCACATCCATTGCCTGTGCGCGGGCTTTGATCTTGTTCCATACGTCCACCTTGTTTGCTTGGAAAAACAGAAGTTGCAGTTCTTTCTCAAAGGAAACCGCCTGATCCAACGCCATCTCAATCTGCAGGGCTGTTCCCATGCTGGAGCCACCCTTCTTCTTAGCCTCTACAGCGGCCTTGGACGCGGTGGACTTGGCATCAAAGTATTTGCCCAGCATAGGGGCAAGCGAGGCTACGTCATCAACAGTTTTTGAAGCCTGCTTAATGAGTTTGACAGCCGACTGTATGCCAGCTAGAGCTGTAATCGGATCAATCATGGGAACGCCCAAAGAACAAGATAACTGCCCGCTATGATAAAGCAGGCTACACAGGCTGCGGCAATAAATGCTTCAATCCAGTCCCACATGGTGTTGCATCTTTATAAATTAGTAATGGTGGTAACACTGCTAGTTGCTGCATCAGTTAATGTATCAGTATTATCTGTATAAGTTGTAGTTGCTTCAGTCCGAGTCCCTGCAGCATCTGTCAAAGTGCCTGCGGCATCAGTTAATGAAGAAGCCGCGTAAACATAGTTTGTCCCGCTTAATGAATAAGTTCCAGTGAGTGACCCGTCATTAGGTAATTTACAAAAAAACTGGGTATAACTGCCGCCCTGTGTTGTATACCCATTAACGTAAAGTGTTAAATTAGAATCCAACGAAACACCACCATTGGATCCTGCCGCAACATCAATACCGCTACTGCTAATACTTCTTTGCCATTGGATAGTGCCAGACGAATTATATTTAGCTAATATCATTACTTCGTTGGTACTAGTTTGATAACCGGAAATATACGAATTGCCGCTGGAATCTACTGTAATGCTATTACTTAGATCTGCACTAGCGCTATTAAGCGACCGTTGCCATTGGAGTGTTCCAGAACTATTGTATTTAGCTATTATTATTGACTCAGCTCCAAAACCTACACCACTGCGCCCAACGACATAAACATTATCACTGCTGTCCAAAACTAAACCTCTAATGGAAGTATATCTTCCAGCAGTACCCAAAGATCTTTGCCATTGCAAAGTACCAGAATTATCTATTTTAGCTATTAGACCAAAATCATCAGCTCCAGTTTGATAGTAACCACCAACGTACACATTTGCGGCTGTAGAATCAACTTGAGCACCATACCAAGCGCTAACTTCATTTAATTTTCTTTGCCATTGAAGAGTGCCGCTTGTATTGTATTTTACAATCTGAGCGCGAGAGTTTGCATAACCAACACCATACGAATTAGCACTTGAATCTACTGCTATTCCTCTAAAATCACTATTTAATCCACTAGTACCAATTTTTTTCTGCCATTGCAAAGTACCGGAACTATTATATTTTGCCACTACCCCCTCTTGATTAGAATTTGTTGAAAGACCACTAACATAAATATTATTGCTTGAATCTACTGCAATATCCCAACCAAAACAATTACCTGAACCGGTTAAATTTCTTTGCCATTGAATAACGCCAGCGCTATTAAATTTAATTAAAAAAATTGTTAAATTAGTAATAGTTAAATACCCCGTAGTATAGATATTTCCACTAGTATCTTGAGCAATGCCATTACCAAGAAATTGAGATGCCGACGCATTAGTGCTACGCCCAATCCAATATGTAATAGGTACGGGCCAGTTGCCAGCTTTCTGATTCTGCATGGCCTGATCTAGCGTCCATATCCCCGGAGCAGCCGACGATGTCGGTGCTGTAGGTGTTTTTGTGATAAACCCGCCGGGGTATCTTGCGCTCATTTACAAATCACCTGTATTTGTTGAGGGAAAGGATCGTCCAGTGCCCCAAATAATTCTTACTGCTCCACCACCACCTACTCCACCGATGATTGGGCCACTTCCAAATTGATACCAATAGCCACCACCACCACCACCGCCATAAGAGCCTCCAGAACCACCATACGCACCTCCATCCGTACCACCAGAACCACCAAAGCCACCAAGGCCACCTGAGTCATAAATAGTGCGCGTACCACCAGCCCCACCAGTTCCGTGCCCTAAGATTCCAGTACCGCCACCAGCACCACCCGGACTAGCACCACTTACAGGTAGTGACATACCACCACCACCGCCACCACCAGAACCATTAGCACCATCAATACTTCCAGCAGTACCACCTGCACCACCTGCACCAGAATAACCAGCAGCACCACCACCACCTGCACCCCCATATGATAATGTTGAATAAAGGGAATTGGTAGTACCGCCATTTCCACCTGCGCCGCCAGTAGCACCAGCAGATGCACCAGTTGCGCCATTAGTGCCTCCTGCGCCTCCTGATCCACCAGCGACACCACCGCCACCGCCTGTACCTCTTGCAACGCTACCGCTAACAAAGTAGCTATCACCACCTGCGTTACCATTGGCCTCAGTTCCATTAGAACCAACAGCACCACCAGCACCCACAACAACTGTATAAGTGTTTCCTGCTGTGACAGCGTAGTCATTCAGATAAGAAAGACCGCCACCAGCACCGCCACCGCCATTAGTTTTGGTAGATGTTTTTCCAGTAGCACCAGAACCTCCACCGCCAATACAAACAACGCAAATAGAAGTTACACCTACTGGACAAGTCCATGTGTAAGTTCCTGCTGACGTATAAGCTTGTTGACCAGCCACTCTTGGCCACCCACTACCCGCAGTGGCTTGAAGTTGTTGCGAAAGCGTCCATACACCTTTTGCTTCGCTAGATGATGTTATGGGAGCGGTAGCGGAAATTACCCCGCCTTTGTAACGCCTGCTCATGTCAGACCTTATGAAATGTCTTCGTAGCTAATTGTGTAAGACAGCGCACTGCCCGTGCCTGATGTAATGGTTATGGAAGTACCTTCCATCAAATAAATAGCAGTGGTCTTATCAACAGCAATCAAAGACGCATTGGCGGGTACTGAAACTGTATTTACCACTGGATACGCTGTACCGCCTGATGGGGCTGAACCTTGCGCTACCGCGCCATTGCTATAAATTGAAACAGTTGTATTAGCGGCTGAAGCCGTGCCATTTGCAACAACAATTTGGTTAATTTTAAACACCTTACCGCTTGATGCTGCATTAGGTAGCAACACAACAGCAGTTGTACCTGTTGGTGTGTAGTACGTGGTTGTGCCGTAGATTGTCGTTACGGCTACGATATTTGGATTTGCCATTTCAGTTCCTTAGAAGCCAAAGATCATCGCCATAGCGATAGATTTACCTGTTGTAATACCTGTGTTAGCTTGGAACGTTGGTAACGCTCCAGCACCATTACTTGTAAGAAGGTATCCAGTTGTACCGGGGCCAGCAGACGCTTGGAAATTGCCAGTAGCAGTTGTACCCGAAAAGACCACACTGTATGCGGTCGTTGTAGTAAGCCCTGTACCGCCGTTGGCAACAGGTACTGTACCAGTCAACGCAGTGCTTGTAGAAATCTTTACAAAATCAGAGCCATTCCAAGCCGCTATGCATTTCTCACCAGAAACAATCGTAATGCCTGTTGTTGGGCCTGTTACACCCCGCAAAACAATTGAGCCTGTACCGTCGTTGATGACTACGTAAGTCTTGCTGCTATTAGGTACGTTGATGTTACGTGTAGTGGCTCCGTTGCTGGCTGTCCACCTGATAACAGCATACTGCGCTGTAGTAGAACCAATGTTGGTAGCTAAATCCGTACCAAAAGTTTGAACCAGTGTGGCATCTGCGTTGGTAGACAAGGTTTGTGTACCAGCAATAGCAATATCTAAATAGCTGGTTGTGGCATTATTGACAACGTCGCCCCATGTGCCGTCAAGCTCCCCTTCTACGGGTAAAGCTAAACCAATCAGTGATGAAAATGCGGTGGTCATTTATTACCCCTAGTATGAGCTGCGAATCAACGCTGTTGTTGATGTATTGGCAGGCATTGTGATTGTAAACGTTGTAGAAGTTTTATCACTACCAAAATCTAATACGGCAATAGACCGATTAGCTTTGCTTGAGTTGTAGATCAATGCGCACCGCGCAGTCATTAAACCAGACCACGAAACATTGGGAAAGCCTACATATGCAGTTGCATCAGATGTAGAGGACAAAACAGTCACCGGCGTTAGTTGTAGACCACCAGCCGAGTAAGTGCCGCCCGTTATTTCGTTTGAACTCGAATACACTGTGGTATCCGCATTCAGATCGGCGCTCGCCGTGTACAAGGCAATCTTGATAACGTCTGTGGTAAGCACATGTATACCTTGGTACAACTCCGCTTTGAAACTTGTGGTTTGACCTTGAACTATGCTCATGAGACTTCTGTCCTTGATTCACTGCGGTAGGTGTCAGTTTGCTGTTTACCATCGCCAAGGTTTTTAAGCAACGCAATCGCTTGTACATATCGCTCCTGATACAGTTTGTACATGCCGTCATCTTGCCCGCTCTTCATGTATGTACCTGCTTCGCACAAAGTTCCGTACAACAATACAGAACTAAAGTTAGTACCAAGCCATGTTGTCGTAGCGGTAACAATAGACTCAGGCATGTAGAAATAACTTAAGTCTGTTACCAACGCAGCACTAGGGGTAGGCCCAAGGATGAACTGTAACTGCGTTATAGGTGATGCAGGGCCGTTGAGTGCATAGTACTTTGGTGTCCCTGTTGTAGCAGGATTAGGATACGCCTCTTGCATAAACGCTGGGTCTTTACTCAGCAAGTAAATGTAGTTCCCACTAGCGTCAATCACAGCAAACGAATACACGGACAGTAAGTCTGTAGGCGCATTAAAGGTGTTTACACTGGGCGTTAAAGACGTGGTCGATGTTTTACGTAAGTTAGCCAGCTGCACCGTGTTATAGATGCGCTGCTCCGCCTGCTGAATCATGGTATTCATGTCAGTCGTGTCGAAAGTGTTCTGCGTGTAATCAGTTACCGCAGTCACCAACTGTGCGTAAGTCAACGAACCTAGTGTTGCCATATAAACCTTAAGCCATAGGGCCGCGAGCCATCGTACCTTTGGTAGCAGCGCCTGTGCCGCGAATTTTAATACCGCTGGTTTTGGTTTGATCTTTACCTTGAGAATTGTTGTACATGCCAACACTCATACGAGGCTGCATGGCTGACAAAGTCTCTAACCCAGAAGATTTTCCGGGCGTGGTTGATGCTTTTACTTTTTTACCGGTCATAGTGTGAGGCTCCGCATAAACGCTGGCTTGGCCAACTTCTTTACCCATTAATTTTTGACTGTACTTAGCCACGATTAACCACCACGTTGGTTGTTTACACGTGCCATGTTACGGCCAACCTTCATCATGGCTTCGCTAGTTACGCCAGAAGACTTTTTACCACCCTTATCAGCGCCTTTTGACGGGCCACTGTTGGGGAAGACTTGAACAGAGGTTTTGCCTTTTTTAGCAACGCCATCAGCTGATTTTGTATATGCCATGTTTAAACTCCTAAGATATAGTGACTGTACCAACAATTGCTCTAGAAACCAAGTAGTTTGGTGTTAGAACTGTATCAAATTGACTGGCTCCACCAACTGGTGACCAACCCCATTGAATATCTCGACTACCCCCCGTTGGATTACCCGCAACGTTTACACCAGCCGTTACATAAGTTGTATCTCTACGCGGGTTGCGTAGGGCTTGTGGATCGTCTACTGGGAATGTACCTAACATTAACTGCGGGTGATCTGGATCCCAGCACGCAGGGCAAACAAGAAGTTCGTATTTACGTTGCTTAATGATCTCAGTCTTGAGCTGTTTTAATTTAAAACGTTGGCCGCATCGATCACACTCGGCAATCGCCCGTATGCCGTTTGCGAACCGATTACCCATTACATACTCCCACCAATGAACATCTGGCGGGGCACAAATCGCACAGCAGCCTTCTCGCGGTCTTCCGTAGCTGCCAAGTCCCAAGCTTCATCATATTGCTGCTTCAGGATCTGTAAGCGCTCTGTACCACCCTTGACCTTCAATGCAAGGTAATAAGCCAATCCGGCCACCATGCATGGCAAGAAACGGAAAGGAACGTCCATTGTGTTTACACCAGTTCCTGCGTCGTCTATGCGGCGTAAACGCCAGTACACAAATGTGTAGGTTTGCGAACCATCTGGCACAGGCCAAACGGTAATTGTAGGAATGTCCTGAAGGCGCTGAATCCACACCTGAATAGGTCTGGCCTGCTGTAATTTGTTGGGAATGGTTGCATAAGTAGAAACACTAATGCGGGTGATAGTAAGATCTGCCTGAGTTTATGCACTGCCCGCGCCCGTGCGGATCACCTGCTCCATTAGATCAACTGGGTCTGCCGGTAAGTTGTACGTAGCAGTGCCCTGAACAAGAGTACTAGTCCCCTGTTCACACG